CTCCATCGCCTATAGATTTAACTCCTAATTATTTTCACGTGGATACGGTTCATGTAAATAACGAATCTCCAGAAAGAGTTATTTGTGGGTTTAGTGATCTTATTCCTAGGAATATGACTATCAGTATACGAGTTACCTATAATGATAGTACGACAGATGAATTAAGCCCGATTATTGGTCCAGATACCCCTACATATACTACTAACGCCACATTAGATACATTAGTAATAGATTTAACTAAGACGTTCAATACAACGCTTAGTGTGCTTAGTATTGAAGTTCTTTCATTTGAATTTAAAAACAATGGAATACCATGTGATGAAAATGGGGGTGAAAATTGGGATCCAAATGCAGATCCTCTCACTATAAGATATAAAGGAGCTACTCAGTATTTTAGATATGAGTTAACTGGACTTGATTCAGGTCCATCTCTAGTTACTGAGCCAGACATAGTTACATGGCACTATGACATAGTCCCAGAACAGTTAGCGTTCACTTCGAATGTACTTAGTATATCATCTGGTTCTGTTGCAAATACAATAAAAATAACTCTTGAAACTCCTTTAAACACAACTAGAAATGTTACTGGAGTTATATTTAACTCTACTTCTGGAAAGTATAATGGGGTGAAATCTATGACGTTTGTTAATAATACTACATTATACTTTAATGGTAATTATACTGATATAATATTTAACAGAGAGGTTGAAATATTAAGTTTTACAAAGGCTCTAGATGGAAAGATAAATGTAAATGCCCCATCTCATTTAATACCTGCTGGTCAAAACAGACAAGTGTTTATTCAGTCCACAAATGGAGTATATGACACCACTGTTACTGCATCATATGTAGATGCTGATAATTTATATATATATTATGAATTCTCAGATAATATTGAAAAATCATTTAAAATATATAGAGTCACATTTACTAATAATACTACACCAATATTTAAAAATGTAGTCAACCCAAATGGTGTAGACTTTGATATTCCAGAAGACGCACCAATAAGTATAGTTGGTAGATATGAAGATTTTGATAATATTAAAGTATACTGGGCAGATGGGTCTAATTTTACTAGGGTTATAAATATTGCAGAAAGTAATGACTCTAAAAATGCATTAATAGAAAATGAAACTATGTTTGATATAGTTCCATCTTCTAGTCTTCCTGCGCCATCTATTACTTCCATAGGGGCTGGACGATTAAATGCTGGATTAATACAATATTTCTATCAACTATATAGTCCATCTGGAGGAGAAACTGAATTAAGTCCATCTAGTCCAGTAGTCCATTTGACAGAGAGCGAACAGTCTGATTATAGTATTAGTTATCTTGGTACTGGATTAGGAGAGATATATGGAAAACCAACTGGTAAATCTGTTAAAGTGTCTATAGACATACCAACAGGGAGCCAGTTTACAAAATTAAAATTAATATCTTTATACTATTATAATTATTCTGATGTACCGACAATAACTATAGTAAAAGAAACTGATATAACTACATCTGTATTTAACAATAAGGTATTTGTAGAAGATGGTGGCACTAGTGCTCTTGGCGAGTTAACTCAAGCAGAGTTTAATCTTATAGGTGGAAATGTTTTTAAGCCTACATATATAGAAAGTAAAGATAACATACTATTTGCTGCAAATACAACTGAAGATACATGGGATATTCCAATATCTAAATACGATACTAGATCATATCAGTTTAATTCTAGTAAGACCGCTTTATTATATGATTCGGCTGGAGGAACATTGTCATTATCTGTTGATACTTTAAATTTAGTTCCAGAGACACATGATTGTATACATAAAGAAATTTATAGTGAAGATAGATATTCTGATTTACTATATATATATGATAGATATGGTAATTTAGGTGGAACTGGGTTAAATATAGATTATAAGTTTGCTAATACATACTTTATAGAGTCTTATGGAGATTATTATAATAAAAAAAATACTAATGGTGCCTGGGCCTCTGATGGCGATAAGTATATAGATCAAAGGACTGCTAGGATAGGAGATAAAAAACGTAGTATATCTAAATTAACTACAGTTGATAGTTCTGGCGTAACAACAGATATTAATTTAACCGATTTAAATATACCTATTCATAATGGATTTTTAAATTATTCTAATCCATATTTGTCTAACAACTTAACATCATACCAAAGAGATGAGATATATAGATTTGCATGTGTATTCTATGATGCAAAAGGAAGAAAATCTCCTGCTAAATGGATAGCCGATATAAGATTCCCAGCTGGATATATAGAATCATCTAGTTGGAACTCTAGTATATTTGAAACCCCTGCAGAATCAAATTCTACTGTATATTCTAATACTTTTTTAAACGATCAAGAGCTATTGGTAAAACCGCTTGGAGTTAAATTTGTACTTAGAAATTTACCTAGCGATATAAAAAAGGTAGAAATAGTAAGAGCAAAAAGAGATATAAACAATAAGACTATATATGCTCAAGGCGCAATACAGAAGACTGGTACTTATAGAGCGGAATATCAACAAGACCATGATGGCAATGTAGCCAATATAATTGCAGGTGGACTTGTGAATACACTTCGTCCTCATCCAGTACTATCAATGGGGTATGCGTTATCTATTACTGGTATTGGTAGATCGCAGAAAAAGTTACACACTCCATCTGTTAGTACAAATTTACCAGATGCTTGGATAGAAGATTGGCATGATTTTGATGATAACAGATATTATGTTAACAGTGATCTGGGTAGAATATTACCTAATTATACTGATCATGCAATATCTCCATATTTCTATAACAAGAGCGACGTTTTATTTATAAATCCAGAAACGTCTTATTATGGGGTAGATTTTACTGAACAATTAAGGAAAGTATCTGGGGCTATTGATGCAGATATAGTTGATATAATATATCCAGTATCCACTCCTCCTGTTGTTGGCATGGGAATAAATGTTACAGGTAGTTCCTATTTTGGACATCCTGATCATAATAGGTTACAGTTCTATTTAGTTGATGATTCATCTCATAAATATTATCCATCTGCGATGTATTTTGGAGCTGATATAAACAAAAGATTATACACCACTGGAATTACCATAAATGATCATTCGGTATTTATGAGTATGGGCTTAGTTGGCGCTAATTATAGACTAGTATCCAACTCCAGTTCTGCTACGCAATACTTACAAAATGTAGATGCCACTAGAACTGATATTAAATATCCAACTATTGGTTATTTTAATGAACCATTTAAAAGAGCATTTTTATCAATAGGAGGGGTTCTAAGGTATGTTAGCGGATCCACATATTGTTTTAAGAATGGATTTGTATATGATATTACAAATACATCACACGATAAGGCCCTAATAACTATTGATGATGCCAATGACGCAGGAGTTAGTGGAATGACATTTAAATATTTTAATAGGTACTCTGGTACTAAATTAAATACTTCTGACACCATATCATTAGTATACCAAAATAGTAATAGTTTACTTGATTATACTGCATTTACGTATTCTGGATTAAATATCAATAAATCTACTGCCTCTACTCTATTGACTAAAAAGATTAAGTCATTTGAATATTCAGGTGATATTGCGCCTGGCCTTCCAATAGAAAAGATTCCTGGTGCTCAATATGTCAGTTCTGGTGGATCACAGTATCTTAATTGGGCTAAACCCCTTACTACTGGTAATGAGGGAGAACCTAGCCAAAATGACACTATTACTGGTCCTAGTGGAATGACAAAGGTTGGCGGTCCTCATGGGAGCGCTATTATCCTTAATTTAGAAGTTTCAGAACAGTTTCCAACAATTACTGACATAAACCAAACTAGAAAAAAATATACTTCCGGTGCTCTTTATGATGGATATAAGTCGTTAGACCGAATAGGGTCTTCTGCGCTAAGTACATTCATTGTTAACTTGAAGGTGATGAATGACTATATATATGGAGGTTCATCATTAGTAGATAGACAATTTACTGAATATATATCAACTGGAGTATCATTCGACAATACTGGGGCTAGTATAGAAAAACTAGTATTTGGTGGAGACACATTCATAGGTCTTTTTGACTATACACTTGTTATGGCTACTGACCCTTATTGTGATAGTTATGGATCTGATACAAAAGGTAGACACCCTATGATAGAAAATCAAGTAAAACATATAGGAGCCTTAATACCTGTTGAATCATCAATAAACTTACATTTAGTTAACTCTAAATCCTATATCGCGTCTGATAATAATTTTGCAATACAAAGAGAACCTGGAGTCTATTCTCCTGGAGCAAGTCAAGGGAGTGAATGGAAAATTACTCAACAACTTCCACAGTATTCATATAATTCAGCATATTCGGCTGATATGACTGGTATTGGTTTTGAATCAAA